GCGAATAAAAGACAGCGCAAACTGTATTTACATTTATGATGCCGAGAAAAAGCAACTTACTGAATTTGATTTCAGAAAAGCAGTTGATTTTCAAAAGGAAAATTTTAAAATGATAAAAGACGTTTAGTTATGACAGAACCAACCAACCCATCCGACAACTTCACAGTTATATTCGATGAAAAGGCGCATGATTTAATTGATAGACTAATTTTGAAGTACACATTATTAAAGGGCGACCACGATCAATATATAAGAGTTGGAAGCAAGTTAGCAAGAGAACTTATAATATTAGATTTGAATTCGTCAAGGCCATACATGGATGAACTACTTATCAATAATGCTTTAAATTATTTAAGCCAAATACCATAATGAGTAGAACCCTCAAAATAAATATCCCTGCCCGTGATGCAAAGGTTTACGCCTGTTTTGAAGAGCAGAAAAAACTATATCCGAATTATAAATACATCGAAGTTATTAAAATTGTGGCAGGGTTGCAGGGATTAGGATGTAGTAATACAAGGAGAATTATTGAGTATCTTTTTATGTATATGGAAGCAATATGTTTTTATAGAATAAAAGGAACTGATGATTATATTTTCTTTAAAATAAAAGGCGGTTTTAGAAGCAGAAAATATTTAATACATGGTGAATCAAGATGGATAACAGGCATCGAAATAAATAAACGCTATCCTGATTTTACTTGTATGAAAATAAATGAAGCATGGAAATTTATGTCATTTGTGTCAATTCATTGCCACGATAATACAGCAATAAGAAAAGTAATAACCGTACCTGTTCCTGAATTCTAATTTAACATTTATTAAGTTATAATAGCATAGTAAATATATTATTATGCTTTTTTCTGTTGTATTTTTGTGTTTTAAATCACAAATTTACATGGGATTTTGGGATATTTTCGGAAGAAATCGCATACCTAACGTTGAGATAGTCAGCCGTGACGCTGAGTATGATGCCACATCAATAGGCAGTATTGAAATCCCTGACAAGCTCACAGACTTAAACGCCTTTACACTTGCAAACACAGTAGCGGAAATCTATTTTCCTATTGATTTTATTGCTGACAGGATCAGTAAATTGCGTTTTTTTATTGCAGATAAGAACGGAAAAGAACTCACAACCACGGAATTAAACAGGTTTATCACTTCAATTAATCCCTTGTATTCCTTTTCTGACTTGGTTTATCAGTATGTTTTCAGCTACTTATCTGACGGTAATGTTATCCAGTATATCGGTGTTCCTTCCGTACTTGGCAAAGCAAACGTTAATAGTATTTCAAGACTTGACATATTACAGCCCTCCTTAGTTGAGATACGGGAATACGACAATATTAGCATATTGGACGTTTCAAGCCTTAACGCAATTATCAGGAGTGCAAAGTATTACGATGCCGGGATTACCGGTAAGGATTTGATACCCGACTTAATGCGGATAAAAAATATTGACAATACTCGCAAGGCCTCAGCATCTTATTATAATAATTACGGTTCAAAGATATTATCAAAATCACCATTATTCAAATGCTTAAGATCGGTTAACACTTTACTTGCAACTTATTCGGCACGTTATAATGTGTATGTGAATAACGGGGCCGCAGGTTACTTAGTTCGCAAGGGATCAACAACCGGAGCACTTGGTAATATATCCGACTCCATTACGCGAAAAGATATGTTATCCGATGTTAACGACCGCAACGGGATAACAGGACGCCGCAACCTTTGGGGAGTTTCCTCTGTTCCAATGGAGTTCATTAATACCCTTGTTGACATTCAAAAATTATTACCGTTTGATGAAACCTTAGAGAACTCAATAAAAATTGCCAGTATTTTTCAGATACCCCCGGAGTTAGTACCACGTAAAGATCAAAGCACCTTCGCAAATAAAGCAACATCCGAGCGGTCAGTATGGGAAAACGCCTTAATGTCAATTGCCGACATGGTTGCAAACGACCTAACACGTACCTTAATGATTGATACCACAGGCAATAAAATAGCTATTGACTATTCGACCGTATCTGTACTAATGATTGATGAAGGTGAAAAAACGACAACGCTAAAAAATAAGGCTGATTTATTCGGTAAATTATACAATGATGGCATAATTACATTGAATGAATATCTTGTAAAGATTGATCAAAAGGAGGTTGTTGGAGGCGACAGATATATTAGCGACATTACTACGCAACCTCCTGCAATTAAATTTGGCGTAGGCGGCACGCAGTCATTACAGGCAATCCTTATTGACACCACGCTGTCAGATATACAAAAAACAAACATACTAATAGTCATGTTTGGAATAGCAAAAGCGGATGCAGAATTAATGCTAAAAAGAAGTTAAGTTATGGAACCGAAAAATAAAGATCAGGAAAATAAACAAATATGCCGGGCAAAGATCGAAGTTGCTCCAGCGGAATCCGATTACGATTTTAAATGTATTGCCAGCCCTGCCAACAACGGACAGACAATGTATAATTATGAGAATAACGAATACTTCACACAGGTACTATTGCCAACAGCCGAAAACACCCGTGTAGCAAGGCTTGACAGCGGTTTAAATTTGTTTGATAACCATACGTGGGATAAGTCAGCGGTTAACACATTAGGTATATCGGTCGGTTACGAGTTTACCGAAAGAGGGCTGGAGTTAAAATACAAATGGGGTTCACGTGCTGACGATGCCTTACGTAACGATGTGGCCAACGGAATAATTAAAACGGTATCTATTGAAGGAGATATTTATACTTATGAAATAACCAGGGAGCAAGGCATGTTGCCAAAATACAAAGCCGTTGACTGGGAGCCGACAAGTTTAAGTTTCGCGCCGGTGCCACAGGATATTGAAAGCCAGATCGAAGTAAAAAGAAAAATTCAAGAGCAGATCAAACCAACAGAAATAAAACCAAATCAATTATTAACTCACTAAAATCAAAATTCAAATGAAAAAAAAGTTCATGGAAATTTGCCGGGCAAAAGCAACGGCAGCTAAAAAGGATTTGTCCGACGAAGACTTAAACTTTTTAGAAACAATAGGCGAGGGCGTTGAGTCTGCTTTTACAGCGGAAACCGCCTCCCGTAACGCTCAACTTGACGAGCTTGCAAAAAGGGTCGGGGTTATTGACGAGGGCAAAACCTTTTCAGAAATCATCCGCAACCTTGGAACAAAGATCGACGAAGTTGAAGCCAAATCAAAACGCACCCTTACAGGTGATGAAAAATGCCAGCTTAAAAGGATGCTGACAGAAAAGAAAGACGAAATCATGCGCGCCCGTCAGGACGGTATTAACTGGGCTATCGAATTCAAAGCCAAAAGAACCGCATCCGCATTAATGACAACCGCCACTGTGTTAACAGGTGCAAGCGCAAACAACACGCTGTCTATAATGGACGACTTAGAGGTGCTTGTTATCCGCTACCCGGCAAACTTCATTATGGATGCTATCGGAGGCCGTCAGGTCGCCAAAGTTCCTGCCATTGAAAGATGGAAAGAACAAAATACGGAATCAGTTGACGCCACAGGAACAGCAGTTTCAGAGGGAGCAGCAAAACAACTTACTGACAAATCCTTTGTTTGGAAACAAGCAAGCCGCGAGAAATACGCCGGAAGAATTGAATTTACCGAAGAATTGCAAATGGACTTTGACCAGCTTTTACTGCAAATTATCAATATGTTTGAACAGCAGGTTATCAGGTCATGGAACGCCGGGGTACTTGCCCTTATCGTTGCTTATTGCTCCGCCTATCAGGCAACTGAATTAGACGGTACATTTGTAAGCCCGGGGACATCTCAGGTTATTCAGGCCACAAAGCTGTGCATAGAAAACAATCTTTACGATCCTGACCTGGTGTTCATCCGCCCGGGTGATTATGCACTTGCAACAATTTCGCAAAACTCTTTAGGTGATATAACTTATATCCCCGAAGCAATTGCCTTCCACGGTTTGCGTCCTATCGTAAACAAAAACGTGCCATCCGGAACTATCATAGTAGGCTCTTCAATGACGGTCAGCGAGCAGCACTCAAACTTCATTATTCGTAACGGTCAGTATGGAAATCAACTTATTGAAAACGAATACACCATTATCGGGGAAGTATTCTCAATCCTGAAACTGCCTACAATCAGCAAAGCAAGCTGGGTGTCCGCTACAATTGATACCGTAAAACAGTCATTAACTAAAGTAACTCAGTAAAAACATGGCAAGACCTGTTAAAAAAGTAGAAGCGAAAAGCCCGGTAAAAGTTGAAAAACAAGAACCGGACTTTTCCGACTTGCCAGAGTACGTAACTGTAATAGGTACGGAACAGGCAAAGTATATGCAGACCGGGTTAGAATATCCGAAAACGCATAGAAGTATAGCTATTCTATTAATAAAAAACGGCGATGCCACATTAAAAAAATAAAGAAAGGAAAAAATCAAATGAAAAAATTCATAATTTTAGTCGGAATAATGTTGCTCTCAGTAGTGGCATTTCCTCAGTCATTAACAAAAGCCCTGCCTAATTTCGGGCTTAACGATACGTATATGAAGTACACAGGCTTGGCAGTTGACACGTTGAGCGATCACCGCGACACCCTGCGGTATTCGTTTTTCTGTAATAAAGACTACCCGGTATTGGTGTATATTAATGCCTACCTTAATAAAAGGGTTGGCAAAGATACTACCGTTACCGTGAATCTTTACGGTAAAATGTTCGCTAATCAGGCGTGGAGTATAATTAGTTCTGCAACGGCAACGAGTGCCGTAGTTAATACTTCAACACCGCTTGTTTGTTCATTACTTACTGAGCCGAGCTACACCGGAACAATCCTATATGATACTACAAAAAATGCCTATCACATGGGAACATATAACCTATATTCAGCAGCCACAACTACCGGAAAAACAGCCATAGCGAATTACTACCGTTATTATATGGTGGAATTTATCAGGCTGCTTGACGTAGCGCCGCCGCTAACATCAACGGGATGTAAGGTGACATCATTTGAAATCAAACTATTCAGACGTTACTTCTAACCAATAAAATCAGGTAATAATGCTCACAACACACGAATATTTCTATAAAGGCAGACTGGTTATTTCCAATATTAACCCCAATATAACTACCGAAGAAGGTAATTATACTGAGGTTAACGAGGGGATTAATGACTATGAGCCGGAAATATGCGAAATGTTGATGGGTAAAGTTTTGTATGATTTTCTTATTGCGGGTTAGCAGTAACTCCGACACCTGACGCCCGCTGGACTGCCTTAGCTGCCGAGTTGCGAGATTCGACAGCTAAGACCAGCCCGGTTGCTTCATATATCTGGTTTAAACTTTGGGAGCGCAACGGATTTGCAAATACAAGGTTTGGCGACATTGTTAGAGGTGATACTATTGAACCTAACAATGCAAAAGCCTGTGATATTTGGAATGCAGCGGTTAAACAGTATATTGTATTTCAGGAGTGGTTACAAACTAATATAGCGACTTATCCCGAGTACGATGGTGTAAATGTGTACTACTTTTCAACGGACGATAATATAAATGTTTTTGGGATATGACAGACATACTAAATAAACCTATCCATGTGGCGACAGAGCCGGACGTATACACTATGTTGAAAGACATAGTTAGCGCCGCATCCGTTGTTTATGGCAAAGAGTTGTTTTTTACGTTTGGCCCGGCAACTGAAATATTTGAAAGTTTGATAGCAATGGGAAAAAGCAATGTAACATCAGAGAAAAAATTTCCGATGATTGCGCTTGCTGGCCCTGCTAAAATAGTCAAAGGCGATTGGACTTGTTACGGTGAGGTTACGATGAATTTTATTATAGCTACTTGGTCGGACATCAACACAAAGGCCGAGCAACGCAATGAGAAAAATTACAATAACATACTGAGGCCGGTAAGCACCATATTTGTAAAGGCTATCATTGACAGCAACCTGTTTGACGTCATAAACCCTGAAAAATTACAGTACGATTTAACAGACGAATTTAACGCGGCAAAAAGAATGATCGAAGTAAACGGCATTAAATTGCCTGATATTATTGACGTTCGAGAAATAAACAATATTAAATTAAAAATCAAATAAAAAATTATAATTATGGCAGATATATTAAACATTCCTGCCGGCGCAACAGCCGGTAATGCAGCGTCAGGAATTGCGCCGCAACAGTTTGACCTCAAAAGGTACAACGATTTATTATTAATTCCAAAAGGCCAGGGATTTACAGCAGCCGAAAGAGCTTCGATAGCTACTTTTAAAGCAGCCGTACAAGCCCGCACAACCTGTGACGATAAGACCGTTAGAATGATACCAGTTAGCGGTATTTGCGACATTGCCAACAGTAATACAGCCGCCACGGAATATACCCAGGGTTTTGGCGGCAAAGAGGTGATCGGGGACGGGGCCTATTCAACAACTTTAACTTTTAGGGACGGCGGCTTAAAACGTCATGCAAACCTGAATGAAATTGATGTGAACGGTTACGACATTATGCTTGTTGACAATATGACCAAGTTTTTAGGCCGTATGTCAGGCACTTTGTTATGTGGATTTACCGGTAGTTTTAAGGCCTTGTCTTACGACCTCCCCGATAATGGTACGCCTTCTTTGTACAAATGTCAATTCAATTTGACTAAACCACAGGAATTAAACAAATTATCATTGATCGGTTTTGTTGACTGTGATAATTCGTTTGTATTCTCAAATGAAGTACCAGGTATTGTTGGCTTGACACTTGACGCAAGGGTTGCGGTAGCAAATACAAAAATTTATGTTGGCGTTAAAACCACAGACGGAGCAGTTGATATGTATCCAGATTTTGATACAGAAATTGAAGTTGTTGGGAACTGGAGGGTAGTTCTCACATCTGATTATACCACTCCGGTCGTTATCGCGACGGTAGCAAAACAAGCTGGAACAAGTTGCTGGCTAATAACGACGGCAACACAGGCGACATCGGCAGAAATGGCAGTATATCTTGCAGGGCCGCACACGCTCGACACAAATGGAATTGGCGGGCCGCCTTCATTATCTTATGAGGCTGTTGATCCTTTGATCGTAACAATGCCAGCACCTTAATTCTGAGCCATGAAAAAAAGAATAATGGATTTAGAATCGTTAAAGATAGGCGAAAGCCCGTCTTTTAATGCTGACTGGGTTCGTAGTTTCAAAACCAAAGACGAATTTATTAAATATCCTCACGATGCAGGTCGTGAGGTTTATTTATCGGATATTTGGGATTTGGCGCACAGAAAAGACGAACTGAAAGCAGCCGCAACCGTTACTGAATTTGATCAGGAAACAGGCGAACCAGTTACACCCGTTATCGTAACTGAAAAAAAGACAGCGACTAAACGCAACAGCGAAAGCAAAAAAGAATAATGGGATTAGATTTTGGCATATATATAGAAAGGCTCAAAGGAATAGAT